TTACGATAAAGGTAGTGCGGCTGCAAAAGACAAAATTGCTGCAAAATTAAGTGGCAAACAAAAAGATGAAATAGAAGAATTAAAATTTGGTTCTAAAGCACAATATAGTAAGTATAAAAAAGACCATAATATAAAACCTGGTACTAAAATTGATATTGATGGCAAAAAATCTAAAGAAAAAGCCCCATTGAAAACAAGTAAAGCGAGAGAGAAGGAATCTGACAAATTCGCTGATGCTGAAAATGCTAAATTAGATGCAGCTGAAAAAATGGCCGAAAAAGAAAAGAATAAAAACATATCTAAAAAAGATAAAAAAACTTTAGGTAAAGTATCTAAACTGATGAAGACAGCTAATGAAGGTAAAGTAAAAAAATCATATATGGATAGAAACATACTTGAATTTAATGCTGACCCTTATCGTAATGTAAAAGGTAGTGAGGCTATCAAAAAAGCTAAAGCTAATAGAATAAATTGGGAAAGAGAAAGAGATGATAACCAATTTAGAATAGATAACCCAGAGTTTTATAATCTTCCTGATAGGGCTGATAAAGCAAAAAGAGCTAAAGCTATTCAATATAAAAAAACCAAAACAAAACCATCAAAAAATAGAAAAATGGGTGTTACTAAAATGCCTGAATCAAAAGGTAGAAAAATAACCGTAAAAGAAGTTAAACAATGGATGAGAGCACTTGAAGAAAACAGATATAAAAGAACTTATGTATCTGATTGTCGTAGAGTATCTTGGTTAGTAAACAATATGAATGAAGATGTAACGAATATGCCTAAATCAATGAGAAAAAAATGGACAAAGGCTCAATACGGAAGAGAAAGACAACTAGCTACAGAATTTATAAAACACTTCGAAACAAATCAAATGAATGAAGGAAAACTTACAGAAGCTTCAGATAGTGGAAAAATTAAATTATCTTCTGATGCTAAAATGCATTGGGGTTCTGATAAAGCTGTAATAAAAACAAAAGAAGGTACAGCTATTTTAACTAAAAAAGAATTACTAAATCTGGCAAAAGGATTTAAAAAATATCGTTTAGATAACATATATTCTAAAGCTTATAGTGAAGGAAAACTTACATCAGAACAAAAATTACGAGAATCAATAAAAAAAATAATTAAGAGGGTATTATGAGCAAATTAAACGACTTTCTATTACAATTCGGAACTGACAAATTTATGCATTTTGTCGTTGGTGGATTAGTAATGGGAATAACAAGCAGTTGGATAGTAGTAAGTATAGTAGGTATAGGAAAAGAACTTTACGATTATAAGAGTTATGGATTATTCAGTAAAGCAGACGCAGTAGTTACAATTTTAGGTGGTGGATTCGCATTTGTTGCAAAACTAATATGGGACTTACTACCAATTACAATAATATAAATAATAGAGGTTAATATGGCATACAAAAAAAACTTTAGGAAGAAAAGACCTAAAGATACTGCAGTAGGATTATCAGTAAATGTTTTTAATAATAATGTAGAAGGGGCTTTAAAAATTTTAAAGAAAAAAATAAAAAAGTCTAATCTAATGATGGAATTAAGAGATAAAGAATATTATGAAAAACCATCAGATACAAAAAGACATAAGAATCAAATGGCAAAGCTTAGAAATAAATATAATAATGAAAAAAATGAAAAAAATCATTAGATTTTATACATAACTATATATTTATATACATAAAACTACAATACACCGTCATTGTCTATACGGTGTCTAAATATAACTTAACACATATTAAGTTTCCCAATAAACTTATTCCAAGATAATATAAAATTATGGAGAAAATCAAATGAGTGATTTACTAAAAGAAGCAATTGCAGATGCAAAAGCAGTTCGTGAAACAGCTTTACTGAATGCTAAAGCAGCTCTTGAAGAAGCTTTCACTCCACAACTGAAATCTATGTTGTCAGCTAAATTAAAAGAAGACGAAGGTGAAGTCGATTTTGATGTAGATGATGAAGAAGAAGTTGAGGGTGAAGACGACGGAGAAGCTGAAGAAGGTATGCTTGGTACGCTAGCAGGTGCTGGCTTAGGTGCTGCTGTCGGTGGAGGACCTGTAGGTGCTGGCCTAGGCGGCGTAGCTGGTGATGCTATTACTGGTGAAGATGAAATGGAACCAGAAGACGGTGAAATGGAAGCTGAAGAAACTTACGAAGACGAAGAAGTTGAAGAATCTAATTTGGATTTAGAAGCTATCATCAAAGAACTTGAACAAGAAATTGCAGAAGGTGAAGATGATGAATTAGCAGATGATGAAGAAGAAGTATCTGAAGGTGAAGAGTCTGATGAAGACGAATACGAAATCGATGAGAACGCATTATCAGAAGATGAAGATGAAGAAGAAGATGATGAAGAACTTGACGAGGAAGTTGACACAACATCAGGTATCGGTTCTGGTACAGGAAGAGGAAGTACAGATAAAACTTCTGGTATCGGTTCAGGTGGTCAAGAAAAAAGTCAGAAAATGGAATCTGTTCAGGCTGAGTTAGATGAATATAAAGAAGCTGTTACTTACTTAAAAGACAAACTTCACGAAGTTAACATTCTGAATGCAAAGTTGCTTTACACAAATAAACTTTTCAAAGAGTATAGTTTGGATAACAATCAAAAGTTAAAAGTCGTAGAAACTTTTGATAGAGCTCAAACTACTCGCGAAATCAAATTAGTATATTCTACAATTGCTGAGCAATTGAACGAAAATACAGGTATAATTAAACGAAAATCAATTAAAGAATCAGCTAGTACTAAAGTCGGTTCAACTAAACCTTCTAAAGAATCACAAAAAGTGATTTCTGAAGAAAGCGAAGTTGCAGACAGATTTAAGAAATTAGCTGGTATAATTAAAGGCTAGGAGAAATTAAATGTCAAATTATATAAATGAAGCTTTACTAGATTCTTCTGCAACTCCTCTAAAAAAACAACAAGAACAGGCTAAAGGACTCGTTAACAAATGGGAAAAAACTGGCTTACTTGATGGTTTAAATGAAGAGTTTAAGAAAAATAGTATGGCAATGTTGTTAGAAAATCAGGCTAAACAACTTATCAATGAGTTTTCAACTACAAGTCCTAATTCAGGGATTGCAGGTGGAAATTTCAAAGGTGATGAAGAATGGTCTGGTGTTGCACTTCCGTTGGTTCGAAGAATCTTCGGTGAGATTGCAGCTCAAGAGTTTGTATCAGTTCAACCAATGAACTTACCATCTGGTCTTGTATTCTACCTTGACTTCCAACACGGAAAATCAAGAGGTGGATTTACAGCAGGTGATTCAATTCATGGTAAAACTGGTCCTTTCTCTCCATCAGGTTCACAAGCTCCTTTCGGAGAAGGTGGATTCTATGGAACAGGAAAATATGGATACACGGTAGGAACTGGTTCAGATGCTACTTTAGATGTTGCATCGCAGGGTTTAGCTACTCATGCTGATATTAACTTCGATTCAGAATTTACATCTTCTGTAAATGCAGGTCGAATTTATAAAGTAACATCTGTAGTAACAGATACATCAATTGATGGTGGTGCTATTAGAGCAGCTATCTGGAATTCAGGTTCAGGAGTACTTAATGTTGCTGGTAATGGTCCAGGAGGATTTTATAAAGTATATCCAGAATACACAAAAATAACAGGAACTGATGGTGATGCTTCAAGAACAATTTCTTGGATTTATTCAGGTTCATTAGCAATTGTAGACGAAACTATTAAATTAGACTTCGTTAAATCTAATTCAGAAGCTTCAAGAGGTGACTTTGAGGATGTTGGTGGTGATGCTACACAAGATTCACTACAAATACCAGAAGTTGACTTGAAACTAAGAAGTAGACCAATTGTAGCTAAGACTCGTAAGTTGAAAGCTGTATGGACTCCTGAATTAGCTCAAGACCTGAACGCTTATCACTCAATCGACGCAGAAGCAGAATTAACATCAATGTTAAGTGAGTATATTTCAATGGAAATTGATTTAGAAATACTTGATATGTTACTTAATGATGCTGTAACCGTTGATTTCTGGTCAGCTAGAGTTGGTAAACATTATAATTCAAGTACTCAAACATTTGATAATATTACTGACGGTCTTGCTTATACTAGGTTCGAATGGTATCAAACTCTTGTAGAGAAAATCCAAAAGGTTTCTAACGAAATCCATAGATTAACTCTTAGAGGTGGTGCTAACTTTGTTGTTGTTTCTCCAAAAGTAGCAACAATCTTAGAATCTATTCCAGGATATGCAGCTAGTACAGATGGAAACAAAGCTCAGTTTGCGATGGGTGTTTCAGCAGTAGGTTCAGTAGCCGGTAGATTTACCGTCTATAAGAATCCTTATATGACTGAAAACACTATCCTAATCGGTTTCAGAGGAAGTAGTTTCCTTGAAACAGGTGCTGTTTATGCTCCATATGTACCACTGATTATGACTCCAATGGTATATGACCCAAGTGACTTTACTCCAAGAAAAGGTGTAATGACACGA